AAAACAAGCATTAGAGCAAATCAAGGCACTATTCGCAGACGAGAACCCGCAAGAGGCGGCTTCAGCGACTCCGGTAGAGCAGTTCAAAGAGTATCAACTTGCCGATGGGGCAAAAGTAATGATTGATAACCTAGCCGTTGGTGGTAAGGTAACCGTTGAAGGCCCAGAGGGTGAAATTCCGGCTCCAGCTGGTGATCACATTCTAAGCGATGGAACAGTTATCACAACCGATGAAGCTGGTCTTATTACTGAGATACAAGTTCCAAAAATCGAAGTGGAAATTGAAAAAGAAAACGAAACCGAACTTTTGAAAAAGAAGGTTGAGGAAATGGAAGCCAAGATTGAGGAAATGGGTAAAAACTACAAAGAAAAGATGGAAGCACAAGCCGCTGAATTTTCTGCGATGGTTGCTGCAAGTGAGAGCAAATTAATCGCACTCAGCAATGTATTAACAGAATTTTTTGCAGCACCTTCCGCTGATCCAGTAGCACCTGAGAAATTTCATTCGTCAAAAGACGATAAAATCAATCGCTTTTTAGAGAGAGCGAAAAGTTTGTAAACAAAATTTTTAATTTTTAAATTCACAAAACAATGGGTTTTAGCGTAGGATCCTTAGCGGATTACACAAAACAAAATGCTCAACAACTGGTAACTTCATCAGTATTAGGAGCAAAAACGATTGACTTAATTAAGCAATCTTCAAACGTTATGGTTGGCGTAAAATCAAGCGAAACCATCAACATCATGGACACAGACACGCTTTTCCAAAGTGGTGCATCTTGCGGTTTTACTGCATCAGGTACAACTTCATTCACTCAGCGTACTGTAACTGTTGGTAAAATTAAAGTTAACGAAGCGCTTTGCTTAAAAGACCTTGAAGCTAAATACTTACAAGAGGCTCTTCCACGCGGTAGCCGTTACGATTCAATGATCTTTGCTGAAGAGTATTCTAATCGTAAAGCTCAGAAAATTGCTGACGCACTTGAAGCTGCGGTATGGCAAGGCGATATCACTAGCGGAAACTCTCAGTTATTGCATTTCGATGGTTTGATTAAGCAAGTAAACGCTTCAGCGGTACAAGCCAATGCAAACCCTTACATCGCTACTGTTGCAACTGACATCACAAGTGCAAACGTTATCGCAGTATTCGATGCGGTTTACGCTGCTATCCCAGCTGCGGTTGTTGGTAAAGACGATGTTAAGATTTTCTGCGGAATGGATACTTTCCGTACTTACACCATCGCGCTTAAGAACGCAAACCAATTCCACTACTCTTTAAACGTTAAAGCAGATAGTGAGTTCATTCTGCCAGGTACACAAATCACAGTTGTGGCTACACCAGGCTTGAACGGAACTAAAAAGGTTTACGCCATGAGAATGTCAAACATTTTCTTCGGTACTGACCTTTTGGATGAGCAAGAACGTTTCGAGTTGTTCTATGCGAAGGAAGCTGACCAAGTTCGTTTCGTTGCCGAGTTCAAAGCCGGTGTAAACGTAGCGTTCCCAGCTGAGGTTGTGAAGTTCACCGTTTAATCATTATTCACTACGGGATAGGCGGTTCGCCGCTTATCCTTTAAATAATAAAAAATATGTCTTGCGCATTAACACAAAACTACGTTTTAGATTGTAAGGACTCACAAGGCGGTCTTGAAGCCGTTTGGTTCATTCCTTACAATGATGTTACGGCTATAACCGAAGCATCAGGAGTGGTAAGTGCGATTACAAAGGCAGCTGGTAAGCAGTTTTACAAGTATCAACTTGTTAAGAATACCGCTTCATTTACTGAGAATATTCAAGGTAATATCGAAAACGGAACTATCAACTACGATCAGCAGCTGGTAATTGTTATCAACAAACTCCAGGTTAACATGAGAAATGAAATTCTTTTGTTGGCTAAGAATAACTTAATGGCCGTTATTAAAGATAAAAACGGAAAATACTGGTTAGCTGGTCGCTATTCCGGTCTTGATCTTTTAAGCGGAACAAGCGGAAGCGGAACGGCTGCAACTGACAGAAGCGGATACTCTTTGACCTTCTCAGGTTCAGAGAAAGAACTGGCTCCGGAAGTAGCAAGTGGCGTAATTTCTACGCTGCAACCATAACAACTGATTGTTGTTTCGTTGTCATAGGTTAAGTTTACCGCCTCAATTCGTTGGGGCGGTTTTTTATTATTTTGCGAAATGATAAAAATTTGTAAACTTGCTATTTATTACATATGTTGAACATATACACAGGCAATAATACTTTTATCATGACGTTAACTGAAAAGCAGACCTTAACGTCGCCGAACTATATTTTTGTGTTTACGCATCGTACAACCAACGATGAATATAAGTTTTTAAAACTAAACGCAGACGATCAAAGCCAATATAAATACCGATACAATAAGTTTACGGTGAATAGCAATTTAATCGGTAAGCCTGGGCAATATGAATATCAGATATATCAGACATCAGGCAATACGACAGACATAACAAATAAAGTAATGTTGGAGAGTGGCATAGCTATATTTCACGAAACCGATTTAACATACATCACAAGAAATAAAAACAATGAGTTCATTTTCCAATGACGTTGTAGTTCTGACGTTCGCGGAAGCCCGCCAACCAGAATACAGAGAACGTAAAGGCCGAGGGTATATTGAGTTCGGAGATCGTAATGACTATCCGGACTACTTGCTTGAATTGTTTAATAAGTCAAGTAAGCATGGCGCTATTGTGCGCGGTAAGTCAAACTACGTCAGCGGCAATGGCTGGAGTGGCGGCAACGATAAGATGCTTGAAAAGCCAAATCCGGTAGAGTCGCTGAATGATATACTTAAAAAAGTTACGCTTGATATCGAACTTTTTGGCGGTTATTACCTTGAAGTAATATGGGCAATAAACGGAAAGGATATTGCAGAACTACGTCATGTGGACTACATTAAGATCAGGACAAATAAAGATTGTACTGAGTTCTATTATAAAAAAGACTGGAAAAATCACCGCGATGAGCCAACGATTTTACCAGCGTTCAATCCAAATGTAAAGGCGGGAAGGCAGATTCTTTACGTTAAAGATTACAGACCAGGGCAAGATACTTACGCGCTGCCGTCTTACTTCCCTTCGCTTAACTATATTGAGTCAGACGTTCAGGTAAGTAAGCACGTTTTGGGCAATGCGTTGACTGGTTTTAGTGCGTCAAAGTTGATCACGCTGCCAAATGGTGAGCCTGGCGATGATGAAAAGAAAAAAGTAACTAGGGCGTTTGAAAATACATTCAGCGGTGCAGATGGTAAAAAGTTTATTCTGTCATTTGTACAAAATGCAGATCGTAAGCCTATTGTTGATGACTTAGGAGCAAGTGATTTAACGAAGGAAGATTTTAGCCGCGTGGATAGCATGATCCAGCAAAACATTTACGCTGGGCATCAGATCACATCGCCATCGCTTTTTGGTATTGCCGAGCCTGGTAAATTGGGAACGCGCACCGAGTTGAGGGATGGGTACGAAATTTTCAAAAATACATATGTTAACGATCGTCAAATGTTTATTGAATCGACATTCAATATGTTGTTGCAATATTTTGGTGGCGGTGAGGAATTAAAAATTATCCCCGTTGAGCCGATTGGTTATGAATTTAGCGAAGCTACTTTGGTGCAAGTAATGACTAAGGACGAGATCAGAGATAAGATGGGACTCCCTAAACTAGAAGAGGCAGCACCGCAAGGCGAAGCCGCACCAGGACAAACTACTGAGGCGCTAGTCAACGAGAATGTTAAGAATTTAACGGGCAGACAGCATCAGCAACTTTTGCGCATTATTCGCCAATTTGGACGCGGTCAGATTACTAAAGAAATAGCGACGACTTTACTTAAGAGTTCGCTAGGTTTAGGCGATACAGAGATTTCGACATTGTTAAGCATTGACAATGAGCAGCAATTTAAAAGCGTTGACGATGAGATGAGCGTCTTTGCTGAATATGGCGAAGCTAAGGATAAGTTTGTTGTTCATCAAAGCAGACCGGTAACCTTTAGCGCGTACGATGCGTTCTACGATTTTAGGGATATACAGATTTTAGAAATCTTAAAAAAGCAACCCTTAACACCGCCCGAAGATATTGCGAAGGCACTACGGATGAAGCCGGTGGATATTATGGAACGTTTGGGCGTACTAAGTGAGCTAGGCATGATTGAGTTGAATAAGGATAAAGTAGGCTATAAAGTACTGAAGCCGGTTAGCGACTTGATCAAAGAAATGGACAACGGCAAGGCAGCAAATAAAAAAGCGCAATCCGTAGAGTTTGACATTCGTTTTAGTTACGAATGGAAGTCAATCGTACCAGCGAATGAGCGCAATAGCGCCGAGCATCCAAGCCGCCCATTTTGTATAAAGTTAATGGACTTGGATAGGTTTTATACCCGCCAACAAATTGAGAGCATCAGTGAGCGATTAGGCTATGATGTATTCACGCGCGGCGGTGGATGGTGGGGTTATTCACCTAGCTGCAGGCATGAATGGAGAAGTAATATAGTTGTAAAAAAGAAATAATATGAGTCAAGTCTTATTTATATCGGTTAATGACATTAAGCAGCGCACCGGACTTACGGCAAACGTTGAGGAGAAGCTAGTACTTCCTGAGATATACACAACTCAGGATATGTATATATTACCCGCGCTAGGAACGGCTTTATATGAGCGACTACTGGCGGGTATTGTGGCGAATAACTTAAACGCCAACGAGCAAAAGTTAATCGACACCTACATAACACCCGCGCTAGTGTTTTATGTTATGGCTGAACTGCCAATGGGATTGTCGTATCAGTTTTACAATAAGGGCGTTATTCGTAAGTCAGATGCCAATGCTACTGAGCCAAGCGCACAAGAGTTGATTGAGGTAAGCGATAAGTATAGAAGCCGCGCTGAATTTTACAAGGATAGACTGGTTAGGTATTTAAAAGAGGAAAGCGGAAAAAATACATATCCGCAATACAACACACCTGGCGACCGCTACGATACCGTTATCCCAGATCGTAATGCTTACCGCGCTTCGATGTGGCTAGGTGGTTCGGGAATGTGTTGCGACGACTTAACATATGAGCAAAAATATCAAGGTAATGTCAATTTTTGTTGCGGAGAACAAAGATAAAAAACGCGGGTATTCAGAAAAGAATATCCGCAAATTAGTAAAATTTTTAAAAGCGAAGCATGACGCTAAACCAATTAGTAGCCGCGATTCAAAGCCTGGGCGACAATCACGCGCTAATTAAGAAAACATTTCAAGGAACGATTGTTGACTTCCTAAGTACGGAGAATTTATATCCGGCGATGTTATTCGACGTTACCGGTGCGGCGATAAATGGAAGTCAGCAAAGTATTGACTTTGAAATATATTTCATGGATCGCGTGGCGCAAGACGCTTCGAATGAAATGGAGATACTTAGCGACCAACTGCAAACCGCGCAAGATATTATTGCGCAAATGCGTAATCAGTTGCTTGAGTATGAATTGGCAGATAATGTAAACATGACTTTTTTTGTTGACGATACGGGCGATGTGTTAGGTGGCGTAAGATGCGACATAACGATCAATTTAGGCTATATAGCTGATAGGTGCGCAGTACCTACAAATAGTTAATAAATTATGGCAAATAAACGGATTAGTGAATTAGCGGTACGGACTCCACAGACAAGCGACTTGATGCTTATCGGTGATCCAGCAACGGGTTATTCCTACAAAACAACTATACTTGACGCGATTAATTTAGGCGTTCCGACAACGAGAACGCTGACGATTAACGGCACTACTTATGACCTAAGCGCTAACCGCACATGGTCGGTGGGAACGGTTACTAGCGTTGGCCTTACGATGCCATCGGCTTTTAACGTAGCGAGTAGTCCGGTAACGGGCAGCGGCACGATAGCCGTTACGGCTGCTGGTTTAG